GGCGGCGGCATCTGTCCCGGTTGAGGAGGAGGTCTCCCCACTGCCGGATTCATCGTCTGCGCCTGAAACATCTCCGCTCGGGCATTAATCATTTGTTCGTTAGCGGCTACCACGGCCTCAGTATCCCCGGCTTCATGGGCGGCTTTGTACTCGCCCTTGGCTTTCTCCATGCCGGTCTGTGCCTTTGCGTGTAACTGCTGTGCCAAGTTCGCATCGCCCTGTTGTATCCGCGCTTTTAAGCGCTGATTTTCCGCCAGCAACTGCTTGGCCACACTTACGCTTTCGTCACCAATACGTTCTGCCTGCACTTTGGCTCGTCGCTCTTCGTGGTACTCGCCCTTGAGCTGATCGATACGCTTCTGCACTTTCTCGCTGTAATCATCGATCTCGCCCTTACGATCCTTTTCCTCAATGGGGTCGTCATCGACAACCACGACTTCCACGTTGGAAGTATCGGGCATCTCGACACCCAGCGCTTGGCCAAAGCCCAGCTCATCGGTCGGCTCGGTCGCTGCCTCAGTGGCAGCTAGGTCTTCGTTTTCACTCATACTTTTACTATACCTCGCGGGTCTTGGACGACCGCTTCCACGGTATCGTCATTGATTAAACGGAATTCTCTGCCATGGATGCTAATGCGTGTACCTGAATAGGCTCGCATCAGAATCCAGTCGCCCGACGCACACCAAGGTCCGGTAGGGAATCGACTAAAGTCGGCGTAGCACAACGGTCCCATCGATACCACGAAGCCCACGATCGAGGAGACTTCCTCGTTCTGCAGGGTTTCCGTCGTCTTGATGATGCCGCCATCGGTGGTCTCAATGACCTCCGGCAACGCAATCAGAATCTTCCAGCCGCAAGGCGTGGGAAGCTGGCGCGCCGTCTTCGGCTCAATGCCGATATCGGGAGCGTCATGCTCTTCGCCCTTTACCAGTTCCATATTTCTCTCCAGCAACGATGAGGGGGCATCGCAGAACCCTGCGCCCAAGGGGGCGTTATGCAGCTTCGATCCTTTCAACAAGGTCAAGCAGTTCGCGTTCGGCCCACGCAAGTCCCTCGATGACGCCCACGTTGTAGCGATAGTCGGGGAAATTACTGGCCGATCCGGTAACAAGGTTGTCGGTCACCTCGTTCATGCGCTCGCGTAATACCTTACGCAGGTATTGCGCAGCGTTTAGGTCAAGAGGGCCATCCATCAATTAGTCCTCGTCCTTTTTCTTATCATCATCGAACACGATCTCGGCGATCTTCTCACCCAGTCGTGCTCCTTCGAGACGCTGATTGGCAGACACTTTACGGTCTTCCAGCGCCTCCTTGGCTTGTTCTTTGGCCACGTCGGCGCCAATGCGGGCACCGGCAATCCGTTCTTGGGATGACATCCGCTCGCGATCGATCTTGGCTCTTTCTTCCGCCTTGGCCAGATCGGCGGCCACCTTGGTAGCATTCTCCTCGGCCTTGCGGTAAACCTCGGCTTCGCGGATTTGCATCTCTTTCTCTTGCAACTGCACCACGGGGTCTTCCATACGTTCTTGAATTTCCTTCTGCTGCATCTCAGCCTGATCCTTACCAAGCACCCGTCCGGCAGCTTCAGCCACCAGCTTGGAGAGACGCAGTTCGATGTCTTCCGGTATCGGTTCGCCTAACGGCGGCAGCTGCACACCCAGTTCTTCTTCGATTTCGCGACGGTACTGGAGTGCTAAATGTTCGGTGATGTGATCGGCAAAGGCTCCTTCGATCGCTTGTGCACGCGGCGAGTTGGCCAGCATTTCCCCAATCTTCGGGTCCTGCGCCGCCGATATATGCACCTGAATATGCGCCTCCTGATCCTGATACGGGAAAGCGCGTACCGGCTGGCCGTTAAACATATTCATGTTTTCAGTGACCGGGTCGAGCGGCGGTACATCTTCCTGCGGTGGCACGATGTCATCGACGTTCTCAATGCCTAGGACATCGAGCATCTGCCGATGCAGTTCGCCCATGTTGTAAATATCGGGTGCGGTAGAGGCCAGCTGCAACGCCGCCTGATACTGCATGATGCGCTGTGCCATGGTGCTGGCGTTCGGGTTTGAGACGGGGATGACATCCACGCGCTGATCGAAATCCGATCCTTTAGCTCTTTCCTCACCCGGTTCCAGTTCAAATTCATATTCCACCGGTCCCATGTCGCGCACTACGTTGGCGAGCACACGGAACTCCCGGCGCATGGCCGCATGCAAGCGTGCCTGAATCGCCGACATGACTTTCATGTTGCGTTCCAGCAGTGCCAGCGTGGTCCCCACGGGGGCCTCGGTGTTCATGTCTGCCGCTTTGACATCGGCGATGGAAGCGAACCGGCGCCCCTCTTCGACGATGTTGCCCAACAATTCCGCTAGGACGATGCTCGGTTCTTTGTACGGCAGGAAAGTAATGTTGTCGCGGATGGTGCCCCCGGGCACGTCCACGTCCCTGAACTCCCCCGGCATGATGGGCGAATCATCGCCCTTGATGCGCAACCCCCGGGATTTCAAACCACCCGGTAAATTCGATAAGGTCCCGGCATCCACCAGTTGTCGCAACAGGCTGGTAGCGCTGCGGGTAATCCCGCCAATCAAATGAATCAGGCCAAAGCCATAAAAGCCCAGACCCGGTAGATATTCGTAATGCACGAAGTGCTGACGCGGCATGTGGTTGGGATCGTCCTCATACCAGTTGCGATACACCGACAACACCTCGGTCGAGGTCAGGTCGATGGTGATCACATACGGCAATGCGATGCCGGTGTCTTCGCCATCCTCGCCTACTTCCTCGTAACCGGGAAGATCGACGTAAACGTGCATCTCCAACAGGGTATGGCGGTTGTCCCAGTCGTAATCGGGCCGATCGCCAGTCAATTCGTCGTATTTGCGCTGAATTTGGTTCAGATCGATGCCCGGAGTGGGCAATTCGATGTCCCGATAGAAGCCAGCGACCTGTAATTTACGCACTTCGTTGGACGTACGCTTCATTACCTGCGTAATACGGGTTGCAGTCAGTAAATCGGTGGCCCCATACGACACCACCATGTCCTCAGCGGGAACAAACACAGCACAAGGGCGTCCCATGCTCACATCCCAGTAGATTTTCCTAAATGCGGACCCTGCCAGCGGCAAACTGAACAGTAATTTCTCTGTTTCTCCCCGATATTCGATCATTCGCTCGGTGAGAAGGTAATTCATGTGTTCTTTGACGCGACTGGCCTGCTGTTCCTTCTCCTCGGTGATTTTTCCGAGTATTTGCGTCTTTACCGGCCCCGAAGCGGGGAAAATCTCGGAAATAGCCTGTGATTGGAAGCGTACCACCGCCTCAGTGAGCAGTGGATGGTGTACCCCGCACGCTCCGGGCCATGGTTCGGTGCGTTCTTCGATCTTCAGGCCCAATAAGTCGAGACCTTTGCGGTATGCCTGCTCCCATTCACCCCTGGAGTCCTTGTCGCCATGGTATTGCGACACCAATTCCTTCGCGAGAGACGATAATTCATTCTCATCGATGCTATCGGCAAGGTTGGCACCGAAACTCTCGTCCGGTTCCTCCATGCCACCGGTAAAATCGATGATCATGCCGCCATCTTCGGTCTCAATCGAAACCGCTTCCGGGTCCTCGACCACAATTTCGATGTCTTCTTCGCGAAATTCCCCGATCGGGTTGCCTAACGGACGTTCAATCGCCATGCACGCGACCTCTTACCGGTGTTTTCTTGTCCTCAATGGGAACATCGATGGTGGTATAGGCCTCATCCACGTCGGGTGTCGACTTATCGTCACCCAGAAAGCGCCCATCCTCATCGCGAGCACGCACTTCGACCTCTTCCACGCCCTTGAATACGCGCTTAAACCACGTTCTGAACGCCATCGTCTGTTCTCCTAGTAGTAGGCGGCCTTTCTTGAATAGATCGGCACATCTTCTTCGTCGGTATGCAGGGGAACAAAGCCCCCTTGTCGGAATCGCAGCAGCGCCTGGGTGCTGGAATCCACCAAATCGTCATGATCGCCTGTCGGGAAGGAGGCAAACTCCTCAATGACCTCTTCCGAAAAGCGTTTCTTCGGTGCCCATACGATCCCCGAAGCAAATAAATCAGCCACCGCGTTGACCCGGGCGACCTTATCGTTGCCGCGTGATGGGGTGAAATCCTGAACCGGAATCCCCATGCGGCGTAATTCAAATATCAGCGGGCTGCCTGCGGCCTTCGCCTCGACGATGAAAGCATCGGGCTTCCATTCCCGCCAAGTATCGTAGGCTCTCAACTTCAGCTCAGGAAACTCCATCCGTTCTTTGAACGCATGCAGCAACATCAGCTGGGGTTGGGCGTAACCATCGGTGCCGACGCTGTACCAGACACCCCATGTGGTGCAGGCGGAGAAGTCGGCGCGCTCGCTCTTCAGGAACGCGGTATCCCATGACTGGATAATAAACTCACACTGGGGTGGCTGTTCCTCTTCCCAGACTTTCCACCACTCGCGTTTGACCAAGGCGCCTTCTTCGGCGGCTGGGTCCTGTTGATACTGGGCCGACCACTTCGAGACCGGCAGTTCAGCGCGCAGCTTCTCTAATTCTTCAATGCCCCAGAACTCGGGCCAGAGTGCGCGCCCGGATTCCATGATGGCGGGAAACTCAATGACCTCCCACTCATCCGCGCCGTCGCGTTCGATCGATGACTTTAAGATGGCACCGGTCAGATCACGCTTATGCCAGCGCGTCATGACAATGACAATCGAACCACCCGGCTGTAACCGTTGCCGGGGGCCGGACGTGTACCACTCATAGACCCGATCGAATACCGCCGGGTCCA